AAGAAAGTACAAGCAAACACAGCTGTTACATTCAATTACTATGGTTTGGAATGTAAAGTTGCAACATCACTAATTGCAAATATTACTTCATTGACAATCTTTGAAGAAACCATTCGTGAGTTAATTCTTGAAGCTATGATGTATGCATTAGATTCTGCAATCGTAACTGGTGATGGAAACGGTAAACCTTTAGGAATTACTCTTGATACACGTGTTGTTAGTGGTCAAAAGGTAACTCTTGATCAAGCGGAATTCTCTACATGGAGTACATGGAAGAAAAAAGTATTTGCAAAAATACCATTGGCATATCGTTCAGGTGGATTATTTATCATGGCTGCTTCTACATGGGAAGGTCAAATTGATGGAATGGTTGATGATAAAGGTCAACCAATCGCACGTACTAACTACAACATCACCGATGCAATCCAAGAGCGCTTTGGTGGCAAAGAAGTAATGTTGGTTGAACCTGATATTGTTGCAGATTATGAAACTGCTTCAGAAGGCGATATCGTTGGAATCTACTTCAAACCAAATGACTATGGTGTGAATTCCAATCTTCAAATGACAATGAAACGTTATTTTGATGAAGATAAAAATGAATGGGTTGACAAAGCAATTATGGTTGCTGATGGTAAATTATTAGATCCAAAAGGTGTTGTTATTATCAAAAAGGGCGCAGCACCGGCTGAATAAGTAAAGGAGTGATTGACACATGGCAGAAGTTGAACTATTAACGAAAGTTAAAACTGGATTAGGGATTACTGGTTCATATCAAGATGAAACAATTAAGCTTTATATCGCTGAAGTAAAAGCGTTCATGAAAGATGCTGGTGCTTCAGATGCAACAGTTGGTAGTGATGCTTCTGTCGGTGTCATTATTCGTGGAGTTGCGGATCTATGGAATCTAGAAAGTGGCACAGTTAAGTTTAGCGATTACTTCAGAATGAGAGTAACGCAACTAGCTACAGGTAATGACAATGTTCAAACCTAAAGCAGCATCACAGATGACTACTCCTATCAAATTAAAAGAGCGAGTAGTCACAAAGGTAAGCGGTGCTAAAAACATTGTTTATCAAGATGCGACTGATCCAGTTATTTACTGCAATTTTAAAACCTTTGGCGGTACAGAACGTGTGATCAATAACTTAATTGTGATTGATAACACTGCAACTATTACAACCTGGTATAGACCAGATATCAAAGCAAATTGTCAGATAGAGTTATTAAGTGATAATTCGATATGGGAAATCATCAATGATCCTGAAAACATCGAACAACGCAATCAGATGATTCAGTTTAAAGTCAGAAAGGTTACTGGTGGTGCTTAATGGCTAATTCAATGAAATTGAGCATGAAAGGCTTTGAAGATATGCTTGAAAGAATTCAAAAATCCGGTGGCAATATCAATCAAGCTGCAGAAAAGGCATTGATTGAAGGTGCTAAACCATTTCGTGATGATTTGAAAAAAGGCATTCAAAAGCACTATCGCACAGGGTTAACTGAAAGCACATTGCGTGATTTAAAAGTTGAGTGGGATGGAAATATTGCAAGCCTTAAAACTGGATTTGATATTAGTAAAGGTGGGTTGCCGGCACTATTTATTGAGTATGGTACACCTACACAAAAAGCAAATCCATTTATTAGACCAAGCATCAAGCGCAATGAATCGAAAGCAAAAAGAATTCAAAAGGAAGAACTAATGAAAGCATTAGAGGAACTTGAATGATGAATGTACGTGATCGATTAATTGCTGCACTTGATCCATTGGGATATGAAGTTAGTTTGCAAGGAAGCTATGCAGATGATGAACCACTTCCTGCATCATTTATAACTTATACGATCTATGATTCAACGGATGAAGGATTCTATGACAACAATCCGACAAGAGCTGATTATTTTATTCAAATTGTTTTTTATTCAAAAGACTTTAATCTAGTTAAATCTGTTCCTGATGACATTTACTTAAAGCTTAAAACTGCAGGGTTTAGAAGATTAAGTAAAGGAAGAGATGTTGACTTTAATATCGAGCATCATGCTTGGTTATGTGAGTATTACTACATGGAAAGGAGTAATTAAACATGGAAAAATACGAAGAATATCAAGGGTTTGATTCGTTAATGTATGCGGAAATCACAGAAGATGCTTCTTCTTCATTTACTGTAGGCACACCAAAATTGCTAGCTCCTGCTGGTGAAATTTCAAAATCAACTGAAACACCAAGAGCTGTTAAGTATTATGACAATATTGCATTTATGGTGGTTACAGCTGAAGGTTCAGATACGATCAACTTAACTGTTCCAGTGCTTCCAATCTCTCAAGTAGGTGAACTGTTAGGAAAAACAGTTGATGATACTACTGGTGCATTGTTAGATACTGGTGTTACAAAAAGCAAATATTTTGCGATCGGTTATCGTTTACGCTTTACAGATGACACACATCGCTTTGTTTGGCGGTTGAAGGGTACGTTCTCTCTTGATAACGAAGAAGCTAAATCTCAAGCAGATAACACTGACACGAACAATCAACAACTTGTTTTCACTGGTATCAAAACAAAATACAAGTTCTCGATGCCTGATGGAAGCAAAAAAGGTGGTAAAGCAGTTGTAGTTGATGAGCGTGATGGATTAGCTGATGTAGAAAAGTGGTTTGATCAAGTGGTTACACCTGAAACACTATCTGCAATCACTCCAGAACCACCAGAACCTGAAGGAGAGTAATTGAATGAAAGCATCAATCAATTTAAAGATCTATGATGATAGCGATGAAGTAATTGAAGAGTTCGAAGCAACACGTGTTCGATGGGGTTTTTTAGAAGATGTCATTGAAATAAATGAAGAAATTGAAGGGAAAAGCGCAAAAGAACAGTTTCAGATGATGGGTAAAATGTTGCAATTGCTATTCCCAAAATTAACGGATGAATTGCTTCGCAAAGCTGACTTTGAAGATGTTCAGCGCTGTTTCATTCAAATAAGAAATATTGCTAATAAAATTGAGGGTGCTGATTCAAAAAACGTGTAAGTGGAGTAGATGAGTTCCAGCAGTCTACTCCACTATCTATAGTACTTTTTGAATTAGTCGTTAGCATATGCAGCATATTCCCTTCATTAAATCCGATCATGATAAGAGAGCAGGATGCACTAGAAGTAATCAATTTAATTAATAAGTTGATTCGAAAAGGCAAATTATCTAGTCAACCTGGTGCTAAACAAAGCACAAGAAAAAGAGTATATGCTGATCAAGTTGACTGGTTCTAGCAAAGGTAGGTGATAAGATGGCAAGCGAAAATGTAATTGGTGGCAAGTGGACACTAGATGTTAATGATCTAAAGGCTGGTATTTCAGAAGCAAACAGATTGATTCGTATTTCTGAAACAGAGTTTAAAGCAGCTGCTGCTGGTATGGGTGATTGGACAAAAGATGCAGATGGTTTGACAGCTAAAATTAAATCACTAAATTCAATCATACCAATTCAAGAGCAAAAGGTTAGTGCTTTAAAAGAGCAGTACGAGCAAGTTGCAGCAGAAAAAGGCGAAAACTCAAAAGCTGCGCAGGATTTAGAAGTTAAAATCAATCGTGAAACTGCTTCTTTAAATAAAAACAAATTAGAGCTATCAAATACCACATCTGCATTAGAGAACTTCGGCAATGAAACTGATGATACTTCAAAGAAACAAGAAGAACTGAAGAAGAAAACCGAAGAAGTAACTGAAAAAGTTAATGACTTTGCTAAAAAAGCATTGGCAGCAGTGACTGCAGCTGCTGCAGCTGCTGGTGCAGCAATACTGAAACTTGCTATAGATGCAGGTAAATTCGCTGATGATCTTATCACTCTATCAAATGTCACTGGAATCAGCACGCAAGAACTTCAAGAACTTGATTATGCTATGCGCTTTATTGATGTTCCAGTTAAGACCATTACAGATTCAATGGGTAAAATGACTAGAACAATGGATACCGCAAGGGATAGCATAGTCAAAGGTGGCGATAGTGTTAATGATCAAGCTAAAGCATTTCAAACATTAGGTATTGAAGTCACAAACACTGATGGGACATTGCGTGATCAACAAGAGGTATTTTATGAAGTAGTCGATGCTCTTGGTGAAGTGGGTAATGAAACAGAGCGTGATGCAATTGCGATGCAAATCTTTGGTAGATCAGCACGTGAATTGAATCCACTGATTAAAGCAGGATCAGGTGAATTAAAAAGACTATCAGAGGAAGCTCATCAAGTGGGTGCTGTTGTTTCTGATGAAGCAGTGACTGCTTTAGGTGAATTCGATGACAATATGAATGTTTTAAAAGCATCAACGCAGGGTTTGAAAAATGAAGCACTTGCAGAATTAATGCCTGTCATCAATGATTTTATAAATGTATTGAAAGAAAACATGCCTGCAATTATTGAAGGTATAAAAGGTTTTATTAATTTTGTCATTGAAAATGCGCCAATGATGATCAGTTTAATTGCTGGTATTGCATCCGGTTTATTGGCATGGAATGTCATTAGCATGGTTCAGGGCATTATTACAGCGGTAAAAGGTTGGAAAGCTGCTACAGAAGGGATGACAATTGCACAGAAGTTGTTCAATGTTGTAATGGCTGCAAATCCAATAGGATTGATCATTACATTAATTGCTGCTTTGATTGGCTGGTTTGTAACAATGATGGCTACAAATGAAGAGTTCAGAAAGAAAGTAATTAATGTGTGGAATAACGTATGGGGAAAAATCAAAGAAGTTGGCGATAACATTAAGAAGTTCTTCACTGAAACTATTCCAAACACATTAGGCAATATCGGTGACTTTTTCAAAGATATTGGTAAAGGGATTGTTGAAGGTGTCTGGAAAGGCATCACAGCTATGGGTGACTGGATTAATGAAAAGGTTAAAGGCTTCTTTGGTGGTGTTGTAAATGGTGTTAAAAAATTTCTTGGCATCAATTCCCCTTCGACAGTGTTTGCTGGTATTGGTGAAAATATGGCGCTTGGTTTAGGTGTTGGATTCACTGATGAGATGAAACACATCAATAAAGACATTCAGGACGCTATTCCTACATCCATAGGTGCAAGCATTGGTGTTGGTTCTATTGGCTCTTCTGGTGCGGTTGCAACTGGCTCAAGCGTTAATTTTACGCAGAATATCTATTCACCAAAGGCTTTAACTCCATATGAAGTGTACAGGCAAACAAAGAACGCTAGTCAATTAATGGCGCTAGGGGTTGCATAATGAACTACATTGAATTCAGAAACGAAAAAGGACAAAGGTTGATCATCGGTGATAATAGCGATTATTCATTGATCAATATCACTGGCATTAATCCACCAAAAGCAAACATCAACACAAGTAGGATTGCTAGCTTTGATGGAACTAAATTCATCAGTTCATTTGTCAACCAGCGTAATATTGTTATGACGCTTCAAATCAATGGTGATGTAGAAGCAAACCGATTAAACCTTTATGACATTTTCAAAATTAAGCGAAAAGGAACATTATACTATCGTTCTGATTTAATTAATGTTCAGATTGAAGCTTACGTTGAGCTGATTGAATCACCGCCTATGGAGTTTCCAGTTAAAGCACTTGTATCATTAATCAGTCCTAAAGCATATTTTGAAGCTTTAAATACGAAAAGACAAAACATCACTTCAATTGATGGACATCTAGAGTTTCCACTTGAATTATCACCAGGTTTCGTGTTTGGTACGCTGGAAACATCACAGATTGTTAATGTAATCAACTCTGGTGATATTCCAATAGGTATGATGATCATTTATCGTGCTACTGGCGAAATTGAAAATCCAAGATTAGTTAACACACAAACACTGGACTTCATCGAACTAAACACATCAATGCAAGCTGGTGATGTAATCACTATAAACACAGAAGTTGGTCAAAAACGTATTGAGCTTGATCGTGGTGGAGTGATCACAAATCTATTTAATACATTGGTCGTTGGTTCAAAGTTCTTGCAGCTTGAAGAAGGTGATAACTTGTTGTTTGGTAGTGCAGAAAGTGGAGTAAATGCATTGATCATTGAAGTTCGATATAAAGAAAAATACAGTGGGGTTTAAAACATGGAATTGTATGTTTATGATCACAATCTAGAACTAGCAGGAATTATTGATACAGCATCTTCTGTGATATGGCATCGAAGATACTATACTTTTGGTGATTTTGAAATTCACGTTCCAGCTGGTGTAATAGAGATTGCGCTTATTCAAAAACAATACATCGTAACTAAACCAAACGCTGTTGAATTCGGAATAATCGAGTACATCACAATTGAACAAGGTGATGATGGTGATTATATCAAAGCAGTAGGTCGCTTTGGTTCTTCACTTTTAGCAAGAAGGATCATCTTTGAAACTACTGTTTTAAATACCACTGTTGAAAATGCAATGAGGACACTTGTCTATAACAATGCAATCAATCCAACAATCAGTGATCGTATCATTCCTAATTTAGAATTAGGTGATTTAAATGGTTTTACTGAAACAGTAAACTTCCAGGTTACTTATAGAAATCTTGCTAACACTTTAAAAAGCTTGGCTGAAACCAGTGGTATTGGTTATCGTGTTGTATTTGATTCAATTGCAAAAAAATATAAGTTTGAAACATATAAGGCACTTGACCGTTCAATTGAACAAAGTATAAATCCAAGAGCTATCTTCAGTAATGAATACGATAATTTATTAACTGCAGTTTATCAAACAAGTGATATGGATCATTCAAATATTGCGCTTGTTGGTGGTGAGGGCGAAGGTGAAGATAGAAAATTAATCATTGTTGGCAGTGCTGCAGGACTAGACCGATATGAAGTGTTTGTCAATGCAAAAGAAATCATGATGGAAGATGGTATAACTGAGCCTGAATATCTTGCAATGTTGGCACAAAAAGGTGCAGAATCCTTATTCCCAAAAGTTGAAAACTTCGAAGGCAACGTTATCACAGAAGGTAATCTCATATATAAACAAGATTATGATCTCGGTGATATCGTAACTATTGAAAATAACAGATGGAATAAACGTGTCAGTGTTCAGATAACAGAAATCACAGAAGTTGATGATGATAATGGATTCCAGGTGATCCCTGTGTTTGGCATTGCTAATCAAACATTGCAAGAATCACTATCAGGACTTGAAGATACATCAGGTTCAGGTGGTGGCAGCATAACTGTTACACCTAATAGAACAATCGTATCTGATGCAGAAGGAAAAGCCATCGCAAGTGATATCACTTCGACTGAATTAAGTTATCTTGATGGAGTTACATCATCCATTCAATCACAATTGAATAGTAAGCAATCTTCAATAAGTGGTGCTGCATCCACCATTGTATCTAGCAATTTA